ATGAAAGGAGAGGAAACAAAAATATGAGCACAGCAACAAGTTTCGAGGACTATGTTAACGCTTATTACGGCGGGACATTAGGAATCTCAAAAAGATATGGAATAAAGAAAAGCGCAACTGAATTAACAACAGGCGACACTGATTACTTCAATGTAATGTTTGGAGCATCTGTTTTTAATCAGCTAAACACAAGGTCAGAAGTATTCAAGCTTCTAGATAAAGAAGGATGGACACAATCTGGATGGAGAGTCATGTATCAAAGACATGCAAACACCTCTGGTCAAGCAGAAGGTGGTTCACTAGGTACAGCAGACCAACCAGAACTCAAAGAAATGAGTGCAACCATCAAAGAAGTATCTACACGCTGGGACACAACAACCAGAGCAGAGTTACTAGCTGACGCAGATGACGGAATTAAAGGTCTAGCAGCTTTCTTGAGAAAAGAAAACGGAGAAGCACACGCTTTCTACCTAGATAAACAATTACTAGCTTCAGTTAACACATCAGACGATGCAACAGTTGCACAAGATGACTCTAACAACAACTTTGAATCTATTGATAAAATGACCACTTCTACCACAGCAGTTGGAGCAGACAGTGACATTCCAAATCACATAGAAGATATGTACTTAGTAGACAGAGGCGCAGCAGGTTACACCGAATGGATGCAACCAGCAGCTTGTATTCAAGGGGACTCAGCAGGAACTGCCGAAGCACTTACAATAGACAAGTTAGATACATTAATCAGGTCTTGTTTGGAAAATGGAGCAAACTATCAAGATTTGTTCTTCTTAACTGGACATGATACACTTTACACTCTAAAGAGCAAACTAACAACTCTATCAAGCAGTCTAGGACAGTTTGATATTAGAGCGCAAGCAGCAGCTTCATTAAATGGAGTAGCTGGTGAAGGTGGCTTGAACTTTGATACTCGTGTAGGATACTATGATGGAATACCAATTTACGTATCACAACACGTAACCAAAGACACTGCATCTAAGATATACTTGTTAGATAAAACTGCAATGGCACTCAGAATTGCAGCACCAACAACTTACATTGCAAGTGAAAACTTAGTTACAACCAACGCATTGAAAAAGCAATTTGCTTTCATCACTGCTGGTGAATTAATCGTAAAAAGATTTAACACAAGTGGAAAAATAACTGACTTGAACTTAGCTTAGATGAGGTATCTTAAATGGCTAAATTTAAGAATCTCAACCCCGTTGGCGTTACTGTCGGTAGGCGCCATGGGGGCAGGTTATTTGTTAACAAAGGACAGGTTATCGAAGTCGAAGATGCCGAATGGATTGAAAGACTTGAAGCTCGTGGAGACTTCCAAAAAGTTGAAGAAGTCGTTGAACACAAGACTGGTGCAGGGGTTAAGACTCACATCAGAGGGTCTAAAGCTGACAGCAAACCTGCTAGAGCCAAGCCCAAGAAAGAAGTAAAGTCTAAATCAAAGGCAAAGCCTAAAAAGCCCAAAGGACTTAAGAAGTCTAAGAGGGCTGATTAATGGCAAATACCGAGACTAACTCAAGAAGTACAACAACACAAACATCCAAATTAGTAACAAATGGCGCAGTAGTGGCACTTTCAGGAAGTGCTGCTGTCGCTATTAGCGAAATAGATGCAACAGCATACGAAAGAGCAACTATTCAAATTAGACATGGAGTAGATTCAGGAACTGCAACTATAACTGCAAAAGTATATGGTAGTTTGTTTGATGCCGCAGGAACAGTTGGCGGAGCTAACTGGACACAGATTGGTGATGACATAGAGATTACAAATGCAAGTAGTGCAATGAAGTCTATAGCTACTACAGGTTTACGCAAGTTAGGGGTTACAATGACTATAGCTTCTGGAACTCCAAATTTCACGGCTGAATATTGTAAAGTATTCTTACAGGGGACCATTTAGTGAATGGCTTCTCCTATATACTCTGAAATTGTCTTCGTAAGTGAGGTGGCCTAATGGCTACAATTTACTGGTCAGGTGCCATCGATACAGATATTGATGATTATCGAAACTATGTTACAGGTGAAAATGCAGACCCTTCGTCAGCAACAATAGCTGACAACAGTGGAGACTTTAGTGGCGATAATATTATATTTCAAAGTTTGGCAGTAAGTAATGTAAGTAATAATCCTACAGTTAATGCTGATGAAACATTTAATTCAATAAGAATAGATTCAGGTTGTACGCTTACAGGTAATGCAAGTTATTCAATAACTGTAGATGGTGAAGCTGATGGTGCTGGAACTACCACATCAGGTTTTGCTGTAGACATAGATGGAGCATTAGGTTCTAATGTTAATTTAATAATAACAACGCAAGCTACTACTGATATAGATTTAGCAGCAACGTCTGGTAATGTTAGAGATTTAACTATTAATCATGCAAGTTGCGTTGCTCAAATGAAATCTGATGTTTCATTGTCAGGAAATCTTACAATAACGGCAGGACAACTAACAACAGGAACACATGGGTATGGTTACAGTAATCTTACAGTAGCAGGATATACTCATGTAGGAACTGGGTCTTCAGCAGCAGATACTTCTACATTAACACTTAATACTTCAACTCATAGTTTTGGAACTGGTAAGACAGATGCAGAAGCATTATGGATTAAGCGAGGTGGAACTCTTGTTGGAGGTTCAGGTAATTGGACAGCAGGAAGTGTAGTAGCAGACAATCACGCACATTGTAAGTTCACATTAACTTCAGGGACAATAACAGTAAACGGTCATTCCGCAGATAGCACACGGCCAATTCTATTAGGAGGAACTTCTACAGGAACGGCAGCACATGGTGGAGGAACAATAGATATTACTTATGCATCTGCATATAATTTACACAATGATTCTACTACAAGTTTGAATAATTTAACACTAACAGGTAATACAACAGCTACTATGTCTGGAAATATTACAATGGCTGGAACTTTAACAGTTACAGCCAGCACAACATTAGATACAGATTCAAGTAATAATAGGTCACTTACAGTAACAGGAGATGCAATTATAGATGGAACACTTACAGGTAATGCTTCAGCAATTAGTCTTGGAAGTCTTGCAGTAGGAGGAACCTATAGTGCAACAAGCGGAACAACCACAATAACAAGTGAAAGAAGTAATGGCCGAGCAACAGATATTGTAGGAACCTATACTCATAATGGTGGAATTTTAAAAATACAAACGCCAGCAGATACGGATTTACGTTGGCCTTCAAGTAGTAATTGCAATCATCTGATTATAGACCACGCAAGTTGTATTGCACGGCCTACTGGTGATAACAAACCGCCAATAGCAGGAAATTTATTAATAAATCAAGGTAAATTTAGTTTGTTAGATTCGGATGGTTCGGCAACACATCAATGTACAGTAACAGGCGATGTAATAATAGGAGATGGTTCAGGTTCAGCAAATACAGCAATATTTGAAGGTAGAGATGATTCAGTTACTTTTGGAAGTCTTACAATAGATAGTGATGGTAAGTACGATGCAACAAGCGGAACTACTACAATAACAAGTGAGTCGGGTGCAGGT